TATTAACACCAGTTACAGCTGTTACAGCACCAGAATTGGTTACTGTAATATCGGCTCTCATTCCAGAACCGCTTCCACCAGTTAAAGTAACATTTGTAAATGTTGCCGAAGATCCCTGTCCACCAACACTTCCTCCAGATCCACCATTTGTAATACTACCAGTAAACGGAGAAACAGTAATAGTTGCGGTAGCTCCAGTTCCAGATCCTCCAGTTAATGGAACTCCTGTATAACTTCCACCAACATAACCACTACCACCATTAGTTATGTCGCCACTAATTGGAACGATAGTAACATTTGCTTTTGCTCCAGTACCAGATCCACCAGTAAATGGTATATTACCATAAGTTCCGCCATTGTATCCACTACCAGCATTTGAAAGAGTAATCCCAGCGGGTCCCGTAGGAATAGAAGAAACTAATGTTCTAAAATTTTGTAGAGAAGAAAAATAATTTTTATCAAAAGAAGCAACAGATTTACCTTCTGCAGCAATAAAAAGAGATTTTGTTCCCCCTCTAAAAATACCTACATCAGTGGCATTCGTAAAAAATAGTGCTGGAGCTTGGACAGTTCCATCACTCATACTAAAAGCACCTGCACCAACACTTGTTTGAACAGTATAAAGATCAGAAGCAATTAAGTTTATCTTCTGTCTTTGTAATTCAAGAGTATCGGTTTTAGCAACGGACCTAAGAATTGCCATTTTGTATCAGCTCTTTTAATAGGGATTTAATCTCAAATAATTCATTCTTCAACATATTTATGTCGTCCAATGCGGAACTCAAGTGTTTTGATTTCCTTCTTGCATCTATTGCAGAATTGTCCAAATTCAAGATGGCGCCTGTGTTTTCGTCCCTCACAAGACCATCATGACCCTCTACTTTTATATAATCCATATGCGGAAATTAAAAACTCAGAATGAAGCTACAGCACGAATATCTTGTATCTTAGGCACGTAAGCAGGATCTACAGACTTCATTACAATTTTTATTGCAAAAGATGAAAATTCTGGAAGATTTGTTACACTATACTTAAACTCTTGATATGAAGATTGCTTCTCAACAGTTCCAGAAATAGTGTTTTCACTGCTTGCAATTTCTAATGTATTTGGAAGTCCAGTTCCATTGAAGTATACCCAATCAATATCTTCGAAGTTCTCTTGACTAGATGCTTTCTTGTATCTGTAAAGAACTTGAACGTTCTCAACATCTTTTACATTTGCTGTCAAACGAACATCAACAGAAGTTGCTGGACTGCTAATTGAAACTTCTTTGGTTACATACTTAGCAACAGCAGAGCTGTTCTTGGAAGTATTATCTGCAACGTAATCAATACCATTTCTGTAAGTTACTTTGCCAACTTCCCAGAATGCTTTCTCATCATCTGGTTGATTTGGGTATTTGATAAAATCACCAACTCTAAAGATATCTGCAATTTGAGAAGTAACAACTGCGTTTCTATTAAATGCAGCATTGTCAATAATTCTTGATGTGAAGTCATTATTGATTGGTTGAATATCAATAGTGACAATCAACTGCTGTGTCTTATTGTTCCAAAGAACTGTTTTGCCAGTAATGATATTGTCATATGTTTGTAGCAATGCTGATGGGTTTCTGGCAATTACTGTAGATGCATCAGCAATAGAAACAAATACCTGAGATGGATTGGAATTGATGGAAACATTTGTGAGGGTTAATTGATTGCCAAGAGTAACTCCTTCTCCTTTTTGGAAGAACTGACTGGTCTTGACACGAACCCAAACATTATTTCCACTGACTTTACAAACAGTGCCAGTTGCTTTGGTTGTTTTTCCTGTAATTGTTTGATTGTCTTGAATTGCAGTAGCACCATTTCCAGAAAGCTGGAACTGATAGACTGGGTAGAATTCAATAATTTGATCTCTTCTACCAAATCTGTTTTCCTGACCAGTAGCAAATTCAATTCTATTTGTGACAGTCTTTACGCAAGCACTGGATAGATCAATAACTGGTGACAGATATGATTTATCAGATGTAAGAACCATTTTGTAAGTCAGTGATCTATCAACACTATTCAGTGTTTCATTGATCTGTGATGCAATTACTTTTTGATTGGTGAAGTAATGTGGTTCGTTCAAGAATGTTTTTTCGTAATCGGTTTGAGAATACGAAGCATAGTTAGTGGTCATTGAATCCACAGGAACAATGTTAGTTGTCTTAACATAAGTTTCTAACTTAGTTCCAGTAACAGTCAAGTAATGAATTTGTGGGTAAAGAATTTCAAACTTTCTGTTGAATGTTGCATAAACTTCATCACCACCACCAAGATTATTTCCTGCTGCTTTTGAAGTTGATGTAATATTATACACATCAATACCACCGTTTGTAATCTTGAACAAAGTATTGTTTAGAATATCAGCTGTAATACCAGCAGTCTCTTTTGCACTTCTATAGAATACATAAGACTTGCCAGAATCTTCAAATCCGTTGTCTCTATGTTTTACTTTGAGGATGCTGTTATTATTCTTGAATAGTTTGGATGTAGCATTTGTATTTGAACTTGCATTAGTTTCAAATGGATTTGAATTTAGTAATTCATATCCAAGTTTTTTATTTGTTGCAAGGAATTCTGCTGGTCTTGAAATATCAAACTCTGCACGATAGAAGTTAAATTTGAGATCCTCAAAAATATCTTCTGTCCAGTTATCAATATTTTGTGATCTATAAACTGATCCAAGAGATGGTTGAGTTGTGATAACAGTGCTTGTGGAGATATCAATTTCTCCTAATCTAGAAGACCATACTTCATATTCAACAGAATCGGTTTCTAGAACTAATGCATACTCACTATCATTTTGTAGATAGACTGGATAATCGAATGCAAATCTTGTTGGAACTGTAGATTTTGTAGTCCCTACTGCATCAATAGCAATTCCCATTTGAACAGCGGGAGTGTCTATCTCAATAAAGGTTTCTATCTCACATCCACTTGCTCCATTACCAACACCTTTGACAACAACAGCTGGTGGTTCTGTATAACCATAACCTGATAGAGAAACCTCTGCGTTGTAAATCTTACCACCAGATACTTCAATTCTTGCAGTAGCACCAGATCCACCTGGAAGCTGAGGACTTTCGATAGTCAGGATAGCACTATCATAATTTTGACCAGTGCTCTTGATTTTGATATCAGAGACTTTACCGCTGTCTTTTGCTATCGTTAATTTTAGTTGTGTACCGTTGGTAGCATTTGCAAGAGTAACTGAAGGAATTAGAAGGTCTTCATTTTGCTTGAAGGACTTACCGTTGTGGTTGGAAAGAGCCACTGTATATACTTGTTCGTTGGTGAGAGAATACTTACCAGACGTTGAAGCAACTAATTCGACACCATTTTTATCATAAATTTTTGAGATAGGTCCACTTGCAGAAGAACTTGCACCAGTTACATTCTCACCAACAGTAACACTAATATTACCACTTGCATAGCACTTCAAGTAAGTATTTGGATTGAGTGTTTTTTCTGATCCTGGAACAATATTTTTTCCTGGTTTGCCAGAAACTACGTCTGTGAAATATACCTTGAATGGAATATTGTTGCTCTTCTTGGCAAAGAACAAATCAATACCAGTCGCAAACAATCCACCATCATAGTTCTCAATCTTAAATGTTTGAGCAAGAGGATTAGGTCTTAGTGGGTTGTCGGTATTGTTGTCAATAATCTGAACACCTTCGTTTGATTTGAAGTATGCTGGTTTTGTTGAAACAATGCTTGAAGGATTTTCTGGTAGAATACCAGTTGCATAATACTTGACTTCTGCATAAGTATCTACTGTTTCTTTTGCAGCATCTACAGAACTTGAAGTAAATCTGAATGTCAGAACTCCAGTTGTTAGACGTATTGCAGTTCCAGTCATATCATAATCAACAGTGGAAACATCTCCAGTCCAAGTAGCGTTTTCTCTTGGTGGAGCTCCAGCAGGAACTAGTATCAAACCACTGGCATTTCCGTTTTCGTCTGTTGTAATTTTACCATTGAAAGACGATAAAGAATTACCAGCAATTCCAGTAAATCTAAGATCTGGATTGACCCAACGATTGACGTTTCTTCCTTCTAGGAAAACATTGATCGTTGTATTTGGCTTCATTCTTCTAATAACAAATTTTACTGGAACACTCCTTGCAAAGAATGAGAGTGCAGTAGAAACTAGATTGCCGTTTACGGACTTAGTTTGAACTCCTTTTCCAATGTCATTATTGTGTGGGTTGATATTTGAAGAACTTGCAACAGATGCAGAAGTTACGGAAGAGTTTGCTTGCTGAGTATTAATTTCTCCTAGAGAATTGATTGCTGTGAAAGCAGGAGAAGTTCCAACCCAGTTAACAATAAATGAATTATAGAGACTTGCAAAACTTTCCTTGGAATCATCTTTTGCTAAGAAAATATTAAACAAACTTGTATTTGTATCAACAACAACTGGATCAGTATTTTGATCGTACCAGTGATCAACATTTGGAGAAACATCAACGTCTCCAACATATTGAATCACAACAAATGGATTTGGATTGATTGTTTTTGATGCAAACGTATTTCCAAATAATTTTAGATCTGTGTATGGGAGAGTAATGATATCTCCAGATTTTTTGTATCCAGAAACTGCTCTCTGATCTTCTCTGGTATTAACTTCTCTGAGAGAAACCGAATCTTCTTTTGACTGAGCACGAAGAACGGATTGCTGGCTATCAATAGCACACTTGTAATCAAGCGATGAAAGATTGCCAACTTTGTGTGATTCAAAGTTATCAACAAAGAAACCGCTTTTAAATCTATCAAGACCAACTTCATCCTTAATTTGCATGTTTAGAGCTTGCTGCTCAAGAATGCTGAGAGTGGTGTAGTATTCTAAACGCTCAATGCGCTTCTCAAGTTTTCCAATATCTCTCATCGTATATCTACGATTGTCTACTGGAGTTACTCTTACATCTTTGCTTGTCTTTGTATACGCTGGGATATAGACATAGAACAATGCTACCGAATCATCAATCGTATCTGGTTTTGAAGGATTGAGTGAAGAGTTTCCTTCTTTAATGAAGAACTCTCCTTTTTTATTTAAGAAGATACCATCAATACGATCAAGGTATTGAATTTGACTGAATGAGAAAGTATATTCTATTCCTTGATCTGGTGCTGGCGTAACAGCAATTACTGAACCAGATCCAGCAAACTGACCAGTGGTGATTGCTAGTGATGACGTATCTTGGAATCCTGGAACGATAGCATCAACATCAACTTTTGGTCTGAAATCAAAAACATTCTTGAGTTCTAGATTTCCATGTACTGATGAATTGAATGTTGGAATTTCATCTTCTGCAACACCTGCCTCATGGAGATAGCTATCAATTGTGCAGAAGTCTCCCTGCGAATGCTCAAAATAATCAAAAGCAATTAACAGTTGTCCAGTGGTTGGTTCAAATCCTGGTTTTAGAACAATTCTAGAAACGTCATAGATTGTGTCTCTTTGACCACTATCAAATGTAAATCTTGAAGTAACATCAGTTCCAGAAATCAAATTCCCAGCACTGTCTGCCTCTGGTGGTTGTGTGCTAGTTCCTTCGTAAACATACTTCAGCTTGAAAGCATCTGAGTATGATAGAACATCAACAACCTCGTTGTCATAATCTGTTCCTCTGAATGGGAGAACTCTATCACCAGAAGAATTGACAATAATTCTCTTGTTTCTTACAACAGTTTTAAGTCTTGGTTTTGCGTTGCTAACTTCTAATGTTGCTGTTAGTTTTAATTTTGGAAATGTTCCATTTGAAGGAATTGAACCAAAATAAGTTGATGGTAACTGAAGACTAATGCTACCAGATGTTAGACCACTTGCAGTATCTGTTGCGGAAGAAATTTCTACCGCATCTGGATCAACATAAATG